TCACGTTATGGTAATGGATTTTATAAATTAAATAAACAATAATAAAAATTAATAAAGGAATAAAATGGCAAATGGAACATACGGTATAGTAAGACCAGCAGATATAACACCAGATGATGTAGAGATATTTTATCATTTTTCAGCATCTAGAGATAGTATTGGTAATACAACTTTACAAAGGTTAGACCCAAATGAAGTTTTGATTAAAGTAAATAACCCAAATAGAGTTCAATCAGGTATTTCTGGTTTTGAAGTTTTTGGTGGTATGTATACACTTAAATTGCCAACAGCTACTTTTGGAACTAAAGGATTCTATACAATAGTTATTAAACCAATTGAAATTCGTACTAGAATTGTTGATGTAGGTGTATTGTCAGCTTATCCAGATACGAAGGGTTTAGTTTTTGATATTTCCAGTATTCCAACAGCTTTTGCTAATAGATTTGAAAATAATGGTTTGGTTGGTTATAGAATAGAATATTTAAATACAACAACCAATACAAATGATGCTAAAATAAATAATTTTTATAGAGTAATTACATCTAACAATAGAGCAGAACCAGTTAATCAAAATCTTACCAATTCAAGTCAAAAAGCAATTCGTTATAGATTCAATGATAATTCAACTCTTACATATTGTACGGTAACACCAAGTTCAGCATCAAATGTTAATCCAAATGTATTTCCATTTATAGGACAACCAAATCAACAAGTGATTATTACCAATACTTTTTTCAATCCATTAATGGTTGAAATTGAAATGGTACAACATGATGTTGAAACACTTGCATTTGCTATGTTCGGTAATCAAACAAAATCACTTGATGATGGAATTTATACTATATATAATTTTAATAATGATATTTATAAACAATACAGCTTATACGAGATAAAAGACGTATATACTGGTACTCCATTATTTGAAGTACGAGAAGCATTAAAAAGTGTTGATTTTAGTAAAACATTTAATACAATAACAACAATATAAGTATAAATAATGAGTGATAACCCTAGAGTTAAGGTAGTTGGTTACGCAAAAAGAGAACTTTTTGGTAACGGTATCGAATATAGAAATTTTAGTCCTGACCTAGTTGGTTTACAAATAGCTAGTGATGGTGGAACCCCATTGTTTACAATGGGTAATTTCAATATTACTACAAACATGGACCCAAAAAGTGATAAATTTTTTATCACAAATAAATTTTCTAATTTTGTTTCTTTAACTGATTTAGATTTAACTCTTGCTGATGCAAACAAATTATTAACTAATAATGCTGGTGTTTTACTTAATTTAGATAAAGGTAATTTAAAATACAATGCTCAATTTGGTTCTTTAAATGAATTTGTAAGGATTTCACTAGAAAATATAATTACTAATTGGCCAGCATCTTTATTTCTTAGTAATATAGCGTTAGATGTCAACAATAATACTTTAATAGGGAATACTTACGACAATTATACTTATGATTATTTAACTGATAGTGCTAATTTTAGAGTAAACACAACATTTATTAAAAATAACTACCAATTAAACATACTTAAAAATGGTAATATTATTGATAGTTTTAATTCTACTAATGATTTAAGAAATGTTACGGTTAATTATGCGGCTTATGTTGTTTTAATAAACAATGTTGAATATTCAGTATTAAATTTTACTGCTGCAACATATACAACAAATGATTATATATTTTTTACTGTTAAAGGTGACCCATTTTCAGGGGTATCATCGTCTAACATTTCATATCATATAAAGCCAAACAAAATTAAAGAAGAAACATTTTTTAATGAACTTCCAGATTTTGAATTTCACTTATTAAATAGATTAATAACACCTAAATACACAGCAACATTTAATTACTCAATTAAATCTGATGCTGGTATGATTTTATATGTTACTGATTCAGTAACATGGCCAACAACTGATGGTTATAATATTGATTTTGACACTGATGCTTATGTTGATTATGTTACTAAATTATTAGATATATCAACTAATAATGATTTATCTACTAGTGATTTAATGAATAGATATTTAGTATCTGATTCAATATCATCATTTGATACCGCACCAATTAATTTATATGATTTAGACCAAGATTCAACAGGTCAAAAAGTAACTAAAACACTTAGAATATATGGTAGAAGTTTTGATGAAATAAATAATTTTATTGATGGTATTTCATTTGCCAATACAGTTTCTTATAATAAACAAGATAATATTCCAGATATTTACATCAAAAACTTAGCTAGAGTTTTAGGTTGGGAATTAACATCTTCAATAATTGAAAATGGGTTATTATCTAGTTATGTAACTACATCTAAGTCTAGTTATGAAGGTCAATCAGTTGGTTTAACTGCTGTTGAAGCTGATGTTGAATTATGGAGAAGAATAATATTAAATTCACCATGGCTATGGAAATCAAAAGGTGCTCGTAAATCTATAGAATTTTTACTTAAATTTATCGGTGTGCCATTAGGTTTGGTTACATTTAACGAATACATATATAAAGCTGAAGCACCAATAGATATAGATTTATTTAAGACTGTTTTAGATTTAAATGGTTTAGATAATGAAGATTTATCTATATACCCTATTGATAGAGATGGATATCCATCGTCATTACCTGATACTGGTTCTTTATATTATCAAAACTATGGTCTTTGGTTTAGAGAAACAGGTGGTGCTAATTCAACACATGATATACTTACAGGTAATAATCCTCATTTAGGACCATATGATAGAGGTTATGCATATATAAATCAATTTAAAGGTTTAATACCTAGTTTTTCTGCAGTAACAATAACTGGGGAAACATTTATAACTGGAAATACAGCTTTATTTACTAATTATAATATTGGCGATATCACTAATTATACTGGTTTTACCTATGTTGATGCAAAAAATGATGATGGTTCAGATATTAGTAAATGTGTTGTGGTAAATAGTACAATTATCCCTGACCCTATTCCGCAACCAACAGCAAATGAATGTGGTTGTTCACCAGCTAGTGATGATGATGCTCTAAGTATTTGTATAAAACTTACAGATGAAGTTAAAGATACTATTTGTAAGGGTATGGCTAATTCACCTAAATTAAATGTTAAGGGATATTTAGATTTTGAATATTATAATTATAAAGAAGATGGAAATATACTTTATAATAATAATAATACAAACCCAATACTTAATAGTAGTATTTACGCAACTAAAGAATGTTGTAAATCTAACCAAGGTATTTCAACTATCTATAGTACAATGGAAAATGATAAATTAATAAATACTGGTTATATATGTTGTATGACAAAAGACCCAAGTGGTAATTGTGGTTGTAATGTTGCATGTAAATGGTTACCAATATACCAACCAATATTATTACCATTAGATAGTACACGACAATCTACCTACATGGAATTTATTAAAGAAGATGGTACTTTAGGTGTAACGACTCCAGATGGTTCAAATTGTTTAATTGGTAAAACAAGATTTACTATTCCAACACCTGGTATTACTGACCCATATACTGGTGAAGTAGGTTACGCATGTAAATTAACACAAAACGGAATAGAAGATTTAGCTAGAGGTGAAGATGGTGTTATGGCTACTTTTCTAAAAAATAAAAAAAATGGCACAAATTCAGTAGGGTGTTGTGATATATTAAAATAAAAAAATAACATAGTAAGATAAAATGGCAGATACAAATAATAATTGTTTAACTAATTATAGTAAAATTCTAATAAATGAAGATAATAGTGTTAGTGTATTTCTTAGTAACACATATGGTTATTATCCAGTACAATTAACTTTAGTATGTTGTAAAGCATTAAACCCTACTTATTATTTTGATTTAGATACGCAAAAATGTTTTACGGAAAAACCAATAACATGTGGTTTTAATAATCCTATTAACCTTATTGTTAACCCTGACCGTGAAAATGGTGTTGAATTTTTTGTTGAGGAATTTGAATCTGGGACGTGTGGGTTAAAAATTAGTTTTGATTATTTATTGAAGATTAAATGTGAGACTTTATTAAATATAATTAACCCTACAGTTACAACAAATAAACTTAATGATGAAAATTTACAACAAATAAATATTAGTCAACAAAACATTGAAGATTTAAATACTCAAATAGAAACAAAAACAGATACTATAATTTTATTACAAGAACAAATATTGGTTACACCATATTCAATTGAATGTTCTACATTTCCAACAACAACTCCTAATCAATCAACTACTAATAATACAGGAGACAATTTTAACAATACAGCATTTAATACTACAAACTCTAATGCTCAGTTGGATAATACCACAACAACAACATATAGTCCAGTAAAATATTGTTTAACTGATTATGGTTTAACTGTATGGAAAAATATTTTGGGTCCAACTAATTATACACAATTTTTACTTGGTGATATTAGTAATCCAGGTTATACATGTAATGATGTAATTAAAATAGCTACCCAAACGTGGCCAAATGGTGTTGCAATTAATACATGTGAGACTAATTTTGGTGATAAATCTGCTTTATTAGTTGACTTAAATGAAGAGATGAGCTTGTTAACTTCATTAAAACTAGATTTAACTAACGAACAAAATAAATTAATTGAAACAATAGCTATCGGTAATTCTGATTGTTTAACACCAACTCAAGCGTTAGAGGCTTTAGATATAGAAATGCATTTAAATGTTGTTAATGATACTAATAACACACTTACTAGTGTGTTTTCAGCTGCAACATTTCCAGCTATTAATTTAACTAGTAATTTATATGAATATTTAACTACAGGTGGTGATAGTGGTTTTTATATTTGTGGTGACCCATCAAATACGGATATTGGTTTATCAGATTGTACAATTTTATCAATAGATAATGGTCTTGAAGAAACACCAAATGTTAGTAGTTGTGATTTACTTCTAGATGAATTATTAAATGAGTTATTTGATGAATCGGGGTTAGCAGCAAGTGAACAATCAACATTTTTACCTACATTACCAAAAAATGCATTTGCTTCAAATTGGTTATCATATTCAACAGTAATTACAGACCCCAACATTATTAACCTTATAACTAATAAAAAAATAAAAATTAGTTTTAAAATTAATTATTCTTGTATTGATTTTTGTCTTTTATTAGATA